TCTATCTACACCAGCAAACTCTTGATGTTGTTTGGACATCCACGAATCAACTGTTGGTAGAAAGACAAAACAATCTTTGAAGTCTTCTCGGTCCACGGTGAAGTTATCGTTTAGACAATAACGACCAGAGACTTTGTAAATTCTCTTGCTTTCTACTCTTTCTGTATAAAACTTATCAAGCATCATAATGAAGCCAACAGTCTCAGCCAAACTTCTTTGCCCTTGGTCTGATAGTCTTTGCACTTGGTCATTCCAACCAGTCCATAAAAAATTAACACCCAAATCATGCATGCCTTGAAGATAGCTTGCTTCTGGAATCTTATACGATGTATCAAACATGTATTTTACATTATTTGGGCACATCTTGTCAATAGACTTAACTGTATTTACCGTCTGTTGATATCTTTCTTCGTTTGAGAAGACAGATAACTGCTTTACATTTAGTGCAGAAGAAATGAAAAAGATACCATCAACCATATTTCTTCTCAATTACTTGACGCCACTCTGGAACTCTATCATACTGGTGAACAATAGTAAATTCATATCCATGACTTGTCCAAACTCTACCATCTTCAAAGATTGGTGTCTTTTCCAATAGATGTGGTTTGAATTGTTCAATCTTACTTGGATCACCAGTTGTACCAAGTTGACATGCCCATCCATCTTCCGACTTCATATACTTTGATGTGTCAATATATGGATGTTGTGAAATCATAAAATTGAATGTTGATTGGTCACAGATTGGAATTGGGCGATTGATAGCCGCGGTGAAGATATTGATACACAAATCACGCATAGCTGAACCTTTACCTGCTAATACACCTACGTTGTAAATTTCTTTATCTTTAAACTTTTCGTAGATGTATTGACCATATGTCTCAAGCAAGTTTTGATTACCCCATGCTTCATTTTTGTAGCGAATGCTTTCAGATGCAAACATCAAATTCTTATTGCCAATATTTTCTTCAATAAACTTAATTGGATTTTTCTGGAAGATAACATCTTTAACATCGGTAGTAATGACATACCGATAATCTGTTCGGCATAGATGTTCGTAGATGTGGATGAATCTTTCAACATGAACGGGTATTCCTTCATGCTTATACACAAGATTGCCTTGTGCATCTTGTTCAAATCCTATAATTGTGAAACCTGCGTTAGCTACTTTCATTGTAGTCTCGCGGTCACAATTCATAAGAACTAGAACCTTGTCACCATCAAAGCCACTCTGATTGATTGAGTTGACCCAATACTTCAAAGTGTCCCAAGTATATCCGGTACTTGCACCGATAATCAAATCTTTCATAATAAACTCCTTAATAATATATATCTGTCTTACTGACCTGGTGTGTCTTTCTTGTATTTCTTTGCCAAGATAGTTGTACCATCATTACCTGCGCCAGCTGGTGGCAAAATATCTGAATCTGGTACTTTCTTTTCTTCTTGTACACTTTTATGTAGCTGTACTCCAGTAACCTTCTGGACTAATTCCCAAACTTCTTTTGTTTTCTTTTGGGCTAGATATTCATCAAACTTTTTCTTTTGCTCTGGTGTTGCTTTTTGTTTGAACTTGATTAGCTCCATGATGCCAATGTTACCAGCATATGACGCTTCGTTTATTTTTGATTGCTCTTTGAAGTTATTCATCAGTTGTATCCTTGACCCTCTACACATCTATTACATTCACAATCGGTACATTCACAATCATCAGTCATACAGCTAAATCCACAATGTCTAAAACAACCACACGTACAGTTTGTTTCATAGCGTTTGTATCTATCTTCTTCCATATTAACCTCTTGTTAAGTTTAATATCTTTTGTATCTGTGTTTCAAGTGTCGCTTTGCGATTTGGCCATTTGATGATTGGTTGGTCGGCGGTCTTCAATAGTTTGGTCAAGAATGGTAGAACAAGTTTTTCAACTTCATGGAGTCTTTGCTTGTATTCTTCTACAGTTTCTTCTTTCTCTGCTATGACAGAATTGTATTCTTCTTCATCGGTAGCGGTGAATCCAAAGTCATCTTCACCATACTCTTTCATAATCTCAGTTAAATCAAATTTTTTATCAGCCATTACTTGCTCCAATTCTTTGCGGCATTGAAGTTTGCATGTGCAAATTCTAATCTATCAATCAACTTAACTGCATTGCCTTTTAGTTTATCTACAGCTACAAAGCCTTCTGGATTGGTAATCTTAAAGCCATCATCCGTTCTTAAGAATGTATTGGTAACTTGTTTCATGCCTTGTAGTTTCTTAACAATCATGTTCTTGGAATCAACAAGCATATTCATCAAATCAAATATGCTTTTCAATTCATTCGCATTGTTGCGATAGAATCTCATAATCTCATTCTTCTCTGCTTGACGTTTTAGTTTTGTTTCTTCTTTTTTAGCATCAAGAATTTCTTTGTTAAGTTTAGCTTCAACCCACTTAATCAATTCTTGTGTATGCTTATAAGTATCTTTGATTGCTTGACCTTCACGCACTTTAGTATTGTTGAAAGTTTTAATTTGAACAAGAAGATTTTCGGATGCAGAAATTCTATTCAATGCCATTGAGTTTAGTTTCTGGAATATTGTACCAGCTTGTGAAAGCAGGTATGTAACATCTTTAGTTTCTTGCTCGGTAAAAGATGCAGTACCAGATGCATCAATGAAGTAAGCATCACGGAACCAAACATCTTTGGTGGTCTTTAAGTGATTGATATCAATATTGAATGATGCTTTCATATCATTGAAAGTTTTACCTGTATATGAAGTATGAAATACAATACCCATTTGAGCGGATAGCATACTCTTTGCTAATGCGCTGGTACTTGGCACAGCATATACGATTGTGTTTGGTTGGAATGTGACATATGATTCACCTTCAATGCTTTGCTTCTTCAAGTCGCCTTTAGCAAACATCATATCGCCTTGAAGAATGCCAGTGATTCCAAGTTTAGGTAGATAACGCAATGCTACTTTTAGTTTAGCATTCAATCCTTCTGATGGATGATTGTTATCAATGTCCGCCTCTGTGTAATTCAATTTTGGATTTACGTTGAATACACCTTTAGTACCAACAAAGAATTTGCCATTGTCTGGATTGATACCAGCAAACACAGCAGGTGCACCATCCCATTTTGTAGTGACATTTACTTTTGTGTCTGAATGACCAGCAAGCATGTCACGCAAAGAACGAAGGAAAGCAATCGCATCTCTTGCACCAGCAACACCACGATTTAATACTTCATCCTCAATGTGTTCAAGGTGAAGATTGGCGCCTTCTTTCTTTGCGCCTTCTGTTAGGAATTCTGTGAATTTCATACGCTACCTTTTGTCTCAATTCTAAAAGCTACACCTGAAATGCCACCTCTAGATTTTGCTCTTAGGTCCATTTTTACTTTGGGTTTTATTTTAGCAACATATTTAGAATCAATCATATGAAATCCAGCTGGGGATATAATTGAGTTAGCAACTGCACCAGGAAATTTATTTAAAGTTTTTGAACCAGTCATTGCCTCGTATATAAGAGCATCAAAGAAATCATCATTGTTTTTTATAAATTTTAATAATGCACCCATAAGTTGAGGCTTATTATTCTCTAGCCAATATTCATAACTCTTATCTTGAATTATTTTACCTTTTTTAATGAATTCACTAATAATTTTTGGATTACCGTCTTCCATAATTCTTTGAAAATTTCCCTCCGACAATAATCTAGTGGGCATAGTTCTTAAAGATTTTATAATAGATTTCAAAACTCGCTGTTGTGCTGGATTACTTACCCCATCAGCGGCAGCATCAAACAATTCTGCGGTTGATGCGCCTTGACCAGATGCTAGTTGAATAGCGCCTTCCATTTTCACGGATACAAAATATTTTTTAGATTTAGCTATAATTACAACATCTGTTTTAGGTTCAGGTTTAGCAAATATTCCTTTAGCCGAAACACCAGGAATAGGCTCATCCGAATGGTAAATCTGAAATGATTTGCCCAAACTTTTTTCAATGTGTGCTACACATTTTTCCGCTTGTGTTTTGATTTTTGGTGAATAGTTTCTTGTTGGTTTTTGTTTTCTAGCAAATTCAACAATAGCCCACTCTAAATCAACGCCTTCTGATGCCGCCATTTATACTCCAGTTTATAGAGTATTTATACACGCACTCCTTCAAACTTGGAATTGAATTTTCGCTCACGATTGCCAAAAGTATTCAATGGCTTATCATCTGGAATCTGACCAGAATCAACTATAGACTGCGCTGAATCTTCTACATCATACAGTTTCATTTTAGCCCTATCAACACCAATAACAAACTTCTTGTTTGCACTAGGATCATTATAACGATTCTTCAATTGCTTAACCATAATTTGGTTCAATTGTTCCAGTTCTTCGGTATTAATTAGAGCAAACATAAAGTCAGCAGTCGCTGGCAAACCAAACGATTCTGAGGTATCAGTCAAGTCAACATCGGAGTTACTAAAACCAGACCTTGTAGTTTGTGTAGCTGAAACAACTGGTACATTAAATTCTACAGCAAGACCACGCAATTCTTCTGCAATAGCTTTAACATATGTGTATGAATTTACATTCGCACCTTGTTTCAACCTAGATGAAGAACAGATATTCAAATAGTCAATGAAGATAATCTTTGGGCGAAAACTCTTTTTCAATTGCAATTCATTCAGCAAAGACCTGAAATGCATAGAACTAGCACTTGCAGTTGGATACTCTTTGATGATTAGTTTACCTTGTGTTTTACTTTTCACACCTTGAAATCGTCTTTCATAATCTTCTTTGCTTATCAGGTGCAAGTCATCAAGTTTAATGTTCAGTAGGTTCGCATCAATACGCTCTGCAATCTTTTCCTCAGCCATTTCCATGGTGATATAAAGAACATCAAAGCCTTGCGAGATACAACCCGAAGCCATGTGGCACATGAACAAACTTTTTCCCACGCCAGTTCCGGCAAGAGCGATATTAAGCGTCTTGT